GTTGCTGCCACGACATAATACATCGTGCCGGCGGTGATCGTTTTGATACCACTGAAAGTGATGGTATGAGTTCCACCACCACCAGCAGAAGTTATATCAACCGGAGTTCCACCTTTTAATAATGATAATTTTATTGAATCTGTCGCTTTATCAACAATGTAGTAATTTGCTGTATTATTTAATCCTCCTGGTAAGGCTCCCCCACTATTTGAAAGATTGACCACATCCCCGTTTTCCAGATCATGCCCAGATAGCGCGATCGTATCAGTTCCTGTCGTCACATCACCATCAACGAATTGACCAGCCTGTTCTCCTTCACCACCTCGAAAAAAGACTTGCTGCCCGTTGACCAAGGGATGTCCGGTCGAAGTAAAGGAATGATCTGACATCGAGGCTGATACTCCGGAGATCTCGGTCGCCAGGTTGAATCCGTAATCAACATAAAAAATCTCTCGATCTCCGGATCCAATATCTGAAAAAGTTACAGCTGTTCCTCCATAAGATGTAGCTACTTTAAATGTGTCTAAAGTTGCGTTGACTATATAATAAGGAGAGGTTGTTCCAGATGCGTTTATCCCATTTGGCAAATCAGACCCCGTAAAATCCACTGTTTGTCCATCGACCAGGCCGTGATTCGGGATCGTGAACGAGTTCGCGCTTGCATCAATATCCGCATCAACCAGGGACTTGATCAGAGCATCATCGGAATTCCTCGCGACTGTCACTGTCGTCACCTCGGTATTGACCGGCATGTAAGGCCCGTCTTTGAGATCCGTCGTCAAAGTCCAGGTCGTATCAGCCGTTCTTTTTAATTCCCGTGGTGCAAAGTCTGGAGAAGCAATGAAAAGCACATCAGCGGATTGTGTGAAATAAAGATCATCCAAGTCTGAAGTGGTGTAGGTTGTTGTCACCTCCAGTGGTTTGACGAAGGTTCTCGTCCCGGAACCAGCGGAAGTGATGTTGTATGCGGATCCAAGGGTATTGTCTGCCAGAGAAAGCCGAATCGTCGCTCCGGAAACATAATGAATGAAATATCTTTGGGAAGTCTCGAGACCACCTGGGGCAGCTGCTCCAGTGCCGAGGGTCAGATAAACTTCATCACCCGTGGAAAGGCCGTGGCCTGATCCTGCTAATGTGATCGTGTTCGTCGAGGTATTGACCGAGGATATACCTCCGTCAGTAATCGAGGTCGTGAGAACAGCATCGGTTCGATAAAATCGGACATATAAATTGCCGAACTCAAGAATATAGCTTTGCCCCTGACCGAAATTGAAAGGGACGAGTCGAACGCTGGCGTTGTCCTTCGTTCTGGAAACGAAGTAGGATCCAGGTCGTCTAGCAACCGATCCTTGAGGGAGAGGAACGTAATTTTGACAAACTTTTAAAGAATTCTTGTAGCTGGGAAGATCAACATATCCCTGCATTCTCGGAGAGATTTGACCATCCGCAAATGATGTCTGGACGGCTTGGACTCGAGGCATTTATCTCCTGGCTTCGAGAAAAACATCTGCATAGATCGTATTCACATTGCCACGCTCGGAACTGTCAGCACTCCTGGCTTCCGCGAGGATGGTATTGTATTTCCCAAGCATGTTGTTCCGAAGCTCCGGTCGGCCTGTCAAGGATTCCGCGATTTCCATCGCAAGCCGTAATCCGATCGCATGAATCAATAATGAATCAAACTCATTCGGATCCTCGATCCGTTTGATGTATTTGATCCAGGCTTGTTCGGAATCGGTGACGATGAATCCGTTTTCGATGTAATGCTCATCATCCCAATCGTAGAGGTCCAAGACTCTCAGGCAATCACTGGGAAGCTTGTATCGATAAGAAAATCCCCAGACCGGATCGGTTGACGATCGAGCAAGCTTTGCCCTGGTCACCGCGCAAGTCCAAGGATACGAGCGGAGCACGGCATCGCGAGTATCTTCATAACGAAGATTGCAAAGCCGTGCTCGTTCGTTGTTGTCAGTTAGGCTTGAGATCTTCTGGTCGCCCAGGTTCGTCAAGCCTATATTGCAGATCTCGACAACAGAGGTCATTAATCGACAACGTAGAAGAGCTCTAGTGCGATTGAACCAGCTGCATCAGTCGCAGCATCGAGCAATGCAACTTTAATATCCAAGAGTCCTCCTGGATCGCTTGACTCAGAAGCGACATAGTCCCAAAGGGCTGTTGCCGAAGTGGCAAAGTCCTTGATGACGGATGCAGATCCTGCGGTTGCTACTGAAATGCCATCATTGATAGCATCAACATCATCAGCATTCGCGAGGTTTCCATCGACCGCATAGACTCCAATGTCAGCGGTTGCTCCGGATCCACCTACGTTATCGAAATAAATCGTTGACGAAGGAAGGATCACGGCATTCGAAGGCAAACGAGCCAGATGATAAGTCGAGTTGATCGAATCATCATTATTGGTCTCAACCACATCAAAAGTGCATCGCACTCTCCCGTAATGATACCGGGAATCCACGAAGGTTTGCTTCGTTGCCACCAGGTCGGTGGTCTTGGTTCCTACTAAGTTTACTACTGCCATAACTTACTCCTTTCAGCTGGCGGTTTAAGGACGACCACCCCTCATGAGGTGGTCGCTATTGATTAAGCAGGATGACAGGCGATTGAACAGACCTTTTCTTCCTGCAATCGGACGGATCCGACTGTCATTGAGAAATAAACGTAGGTGCTGAATCGTTTGTCAGCCCTTTCGGTAATTCTCGCTCGGATGTCATCCCAGACACAGAGCCCCATTCCGTCCCGATGCCACATCATGACGAGTTGATCGTCACTGGAATCGGTATTGAGGAGTTCTGTTCGGATGAACCGCATTCCCATGAAATCCGTGATCTCTCCCATTGCGAGGGATCGGACCTGGCTCATGTCTGCGCCCATTTGGGATCCAGCACCACCACTGGTGACAGTGATCGTTCCACCATGCTTGTGACCGAAGGAAATATCGGAAAGCAAGTGAGCAAGCTGTAAGGAATTGACCGCAACATAAATGTTCGGGTTTCCTTCCAGATCACGATCATCACCTTCACCGGCATTGATCTTTTGACGGGCTTCGACGAGTTTTGAAACTGTCAAACCGCAGTCTCCGGATGAGTTTCCGTAGGTTGCTGAGTTGACGGCAACTGTGTTCGACAATGATGCGGATCCAGATCCGTCAGCACCCGTTGCAGCGGTTCCACTCATGGCATCGAGGATCTCATTATCGATCGCTCGACCCATTGCGCTGGCTGCGTTTTGTGCATAAACGGAAGTAGGATCGATCAGCATTCGAACGCGATCGACATCATCGATCATATCACCCCAATCGTAGGAGACCGGAGTCACTCTACGCCTGGAATGCGGTGTATCGATCTGCGGAGAATCCGCGTGACGGGAGGTTACCTTTTGAGCGGTAACGGAGCCGATTCGCTCCATATAGACTTCTTCACCACGCTTCCCGGTTTCGACAGTCACTGCGTTTCTCAGACGAGATCCGCGCTGCTGCACCAGGGAGATGATGTTATCGGAATACTGCTTGGTAAAAGCAGTGGTTATGTTTACAGACATAAAACTCCAATGCGATTGGTTGATCCTGCCAATTCACTGGAGTTGTCTCTGGAGAGGCTCCGTCTTGTGGGCTCTTAAAGCTTTAGGGTTCTCGAAGGAATTATCCGAGCCTAAAAACCGAGAGCAGGGGATTGACCTGGTTTATCCCAGGTATTGATATAAATTCGTCAGTTCTTTTACAGCATCTGCGTGTTTCGGATGTGTCGCGCTGTTGTAAGCTAATTGAAAGTTTTCATCAGCTTTTAATTCTTTGATCTTGGCTTCCGCGGTCGTTGAGGACATTCCTCCGATCCGACCATCGTCGCCAGACATCAGTCTTCCATCTTCACTCATGGCTTTGCCGATCCTGGAGAACATCTTGGTGAGACCTGGATGATTTCCGAGTCCCGACTCCTCCATGAATTTGACATCGTTCTTATCTGCAAATTGCAGAAAAGCTCTTCTGGCAAGCTCAGAGTTCTTACTGTACTCATCTCCCCATTCTTTAGAGAGATCCTGCTGAAAGTTCAGCTGCTCTTGTTCGTAAGCCTTACGGGCGTTGTCGTTATCCGTTCTGGCCTGTTCGGACAAGTAATCATAAAACTTTCCGGCTTGTTCTTGAGAGAGGCCGGTTTCGTGAGCGAAACTTCTGAAGTGATCCGGAGCTTCCCCGACGAATTGATAAGCTTCCGGAGATTCAGGACGACCAAGTCGATCGTAAACCTCCGATTTGTCACCATTCTTCGGAACCCGGACGAGTTCTTCACTGGGAGCTCCAAGCTTATGAACCAGGTTCGTGTATGACTTTGCAAGGTCATCCACGGACTTGAAATTCCTCAAAGAAGGTTCGTTCCGTAATTCAACGGGTAATGTGTCCGGATTGAAAGATCCAGAACTTTCTTCAGATCCAGGAATCGGAGTCTCTCCACCACCCAGGATCGAGCCTGGCATGGCTTGAGGCGTTTCCGCTGGAGCTTCAATACTCGGAGTTGAGGTCGCGTTCTCTGTCATGCGATTGTCTCTCTAATTGTTCAAGTTCACCGATTGACACACTCAAATAATTGATGATGTCCACCACTACGGACCTTCGTCCCTCATTGGTGTGTGTGTGATAAGGATCTCCAGGCATTAAGGTACTGGAGAAAATAAAATGCCGACCGCAAAGGTCAGCAAGCACACGTTTTCCGGCATCGCTGCCGAACGTGGATTCATAGTCCTGTTTAAGCTGCTTCCGTCTTAGCAAGGTTCAGTGATGCTTGGGCTCGATTGCGATCTGCCATCGATACCAGGTTATCGGCTTCAGCGACTGCCATCTGCTCTTGCATCTGGGACTGCATCGCCATTTGTTGTGCTTCTGCTTCCATTTCCGCGGCAAACTCTTCTTCTGATTTAAAGACTGAAGCTGGAACGCGAAGGATCTCAGCTGCCAGGGCTGCAACTTGGCCGGGATCCAGACGGCGCATGACCGAAGGATCGATCTGGGCTATTGGGGTCAAGAACTGCATCAAGCTCGAGATCGATGTCATTTCACCGGCTCTCTGGGAGATCCCGACCGGGTTCGAATACTCGACCTGGAAATCCGCTTCAACGAGGATCTCCGGAGGTGGAGGAAGCATCTGGTTTTTCACCATGATGAATAGGGTTCGTTCCACTAATGGACCGAGGAATTCAACTTCCTGGCGAGATACAATCGGGCCGAGGATCGAAAGCCGATCGCGTTGCCGTTGCATGATCTCGGTTGCAGAAAATCGGAGCACATCTCCGTCTGCTGCGGTCGGCCCGGGAAGCTCGAGAAGATCGAGGTAGAACGAGCGGTTGATCGCATCGCGCACCTGGCCCATTTTCGCTTCATTGAGGTCCGGTCGTCCTCGAGTCTCTAAAGGCTGGATCCGATCGTTTTGATTCAAACCGGCGCGGAAGTAATTCAATCCACCAGGTTGTGTCCGGATCGGAGAAAGGAATCCGTCATCGGGAACGAGCAACGGAGGATCCACCATCTTTGCGAGAGACTTCAGTCCGAGCTCCTCCATCTTGTTCAGCATCTTCGTATCTGCGACTGCTTCGATACCGGGACCACGACCATAGACTTCCTGGCTTTGACGTTCCCAGCGCGAGATGCAGAAAGGAAACTGTTCGTATCCGGAGATCGAGGTGATGAACTTCGAATCATAAAGCATGTAGATGCTCTCGAACGGCATGTTCTGCGGTCCGGGTTCTCCGATGTTCCTATTTTTCCGAGGCTTGACAACATGAAGGCATTCGAACTTTTTGTAAGGATTGCCTTCGAGGTAGGATCTGGCGACTCCCTCCGGAAGATTCTCGAGTCCGAATTGTTCGACTAGGGCTTTTGCGGTATGAGAAAACTTCCGATAGATCGTATCCACCCGACCGAGGTAATTCATCTGAAGAAAACATTCTCCAAGATGGAAAGTCCGATACATCGGGCCGACACCTGGTTCATCATAGACTTGCATGACGGCAGTCCCGAATGCTCCAAGATCGAGATAGAACTCATGAGCAGCAGGATGAAAGTTTCCTTGCGGTCGATTGAAGACTTCCAGGCAAAGCCTTTGAGCTTCTTCCATCCACAGCTGGACTTCACGATCCTGCATCAAAGGCCGTGGAACCTTTAGCTGGAACCAGGACAATGCGGAACTGGTGAGCGTGTTGTGAAGACCGCTGGCAAACCGGGTCAACGCACGAACCGCGGTTCCTTCATAAATCTTCGAACGGCGTTTTTCTCCAGGAGAATACTGAGTCGTAAAATCCGCTCGGCGTGGGATCATGTATTCCGCGATCTCCTGCCAATAGTTCTCCCAGTTATGTCGTTCCGATTCGATCTCGGAGAATTCTTGAAAGATCTGGGTTGCGAGCTCGCGTTCTTCCGGAGTCGGTTGTCGCTCCTGGAATGAGAAGGATTCTGCCATTGCCATCAGCTAAATCCTCCAAGAGTTCTCTGGGATCCCGTTCCAAAGCCGGTTCCTCCGGTGAGGTTGGTTTCCGCTCTGCCGTATCGACCGGCAAGCATTCTTCGCATTCTGGCAAGGCGATCGCGTTCTTCCTGCTCGCCTCCAAGGTCGAAGCCTTTTGCGAGCTTTTCGGCATCTTCTTGAGTGTTAGGTATTACATCACCACTACCAGTATCACTATCACTATCACCACTACTACCACTTTCTGTTCCTATATTTAAAAGGGCTGCTATTGAAAATTGTCTGTCTCCTTTACCAGCACGATCACTCCACCAGGCTCCTCCTCCCCAGGCCTCGTCGAACTCACGGCCTCCAGCTTGGTCATACCATTTCTGTGTTTTTGTTAAATAATCTCCTAAGCCACTTAATCCTTTAGGATTTGCACCTCCCCAACGATCTTTCCAGTTACCTCCTCCCCAAGAATCATCAAAACTTCCAGAAACGCCAAACCGGCCCATCCAGTTACCACCACCCCAATTCTTGTTCCACAAATCTTCAGTATCAAAATAGTCTCCAAGGTTGATTCTTCCAGATCCACCCCATGGAAAAGTAAAACTCATAAGCCTCCTAAAATCGGTAAGGTGATCGACTCGTCAAAGTCGTAGTTCGGAACGCGGATCCCCGGGTTCCTCGTTTCCTTTTTTCCATTCCATATTGGGCTTCCTGGATCCTGCTTTGAATCTGTGATTGTGAAACTCCATAACTACGCATTCTTTTCATGGATGATTCTAGTTGGTCGTCAAAGCTCGAAAGTGTGTCCGCATAGGTTTTTTGCTCTTTAAAAGCTGTTTCGACTTCACCTTCTGCGGTTTCTAATCTTGGTTCAAAGGATCCTATATTTTTAAAATCTGTCCCGAGTTTTTCCATCGGATCTGTTACAAGTCTTTTGAAATCTGCTATTCCTTGCTTTGCTCTTTCAGCATATTTCTGCAACATAAGCCCCGTATTGAAACCAGAAGGCTTATTCTGTATTCGCTCTATTGCAGACATGTAAATTGCCCAATCCTGATAACCTTCTGTCTGTGAGAATTTTTCAAAGTTCGCTTTATAAAAAGAATCCCCGTATTGATCGAGTGGGGTGTCTTCGGAAAGGCTTGGGCCATAGGTTTCACGAAAGCCTTTTACAAGACCTGTAAATTCTCCGGTAAGGGTTTCAAAAGCTCCTTTTTTCTCTTCATAGATATTGCTTTTTCCTTCCCAATCCTTGAATGCAGATTGGCGTTTAGATTGAAGTTTTGAAAAGGTCCGCCCTTCATCAATCATCAATCCTGCCGTTTCAGAATACTTCGATTTGAGATTATGAATTCTTGTTAAAAGAGTCATGCCGGTAATCCCTCCATTTCAAATTCTTGAGCGAACGGCTTCCAGTTGTAGGATCCTTCCGCAAACCTGGCGCGTGGTTCAAACGATAGTGTTCTTGCATAACGAATGGATTGAACGGCGTAGCGAGTCGATGCCATCAGATCGTCATGTTTCTTGATGATCTTGCCGTCAACTCTGTGATAGATCCGCATCTCCTCGAACCAATCATTCAGATGTCCGAAGACTTTGAATCGGCCCGATTCCATCCTTTGCAGCATCTCCATAATGCCAGGCTCCACGCTGATACCGCCTGTCGGATTCTGGAAATGCTCTCCCAGCATCTCAACTCCCAAACGGCGATACTGAGATGCCAAAGGGGTTCCGGAGCCCTTGTCGTGGACATGCCCGTCATGAGGCCAGGCGCACGGGATCCAGGAGCCTCGGTCTTTGATCGCCTGGGCATGAATGACAGGAGTATTGCCAGCGACGCGGTAGCAGTCATAAACGTAGATGACATCACTGTCCCGATCGTGCGCGAGCCAGGTAACCGCAGTCGGATGATCGTATCCAAAATCGATCGCACAGATTCGGCCCCAATGCGGAGGAATCGAGAAACTTGGAACCGCGATCTGATCTTCCGGAATCGGGAAGACCAAACCAGATCCCAGGACAGGGATACCTTTTGAACGCATTTCTCTTTCATGCGGTGGTAACGCTGCAAGGATCTCATCTTGAACTTCTTTCGATAAATGAGGTGCATCATCCCAGGTCGCCCGGTATAACGCCTGGTGTGGTTTGATGTTATTCATGAACTGAGCGCAGACATCGGTGAGCCCACTCTCCGGAGTGAAGGTCATGAAGACCAGGCCTCCCGTTTTCAAAGAAGCTCTCAATGCCTGGGAATAAATATCCTGCGGAGGTTCCTCGTCGAGCCAGCAGCATTGAACGGCGGTTCCCATCCAGGCTTGCTTGCCTTGCTCGTAACTTTTTAGCTGAAGTTTCGAGTTTCTTCCGGAGATATGTTTGACAACCACCTGGGCGATCGCGTTCGGAACTCCAGGCTGTCTTTCTGTGGAAACGATCAAGTGCTTCGGGATTGCTCCTTTGCCGAACTCTTCTGGATCCCCAGGCTCTCCCAATAGCTCGCTTTGGACGATGTCGCGAGTGTTGTTCGAAGTGTTCCCAGCTGCCCAGGCTTTGATCGGCTTGTCAAAGCGATTCCCCTCCCACCAATCCGGGTAGAGTCCCGTCAGGTGGTAGGCAAGCTCCATCGCTCCGCAATAGGTCTTCCCTGTCTTGTTCCCAGCCATCAGCATCCGCTGTCGAGCGACTCCTCCTTGCTCGTCTTTACCGGCATGGAATTTACGCTGGTAATCGTAAGGCGAGTACGCTTGAAGCTGATTCGTTTCCAGGATCTCGACATGCTCCGTCAAAAGATCGACGACCTGGTCACGGACTTGATCATTCTCCAGTAAAGCTTCCAAACGGACTCTCCTTTTGTCTTTTTAGCTCAACACTGCCACGGCTTTTCTGCCTTAACTGAAAACTACTCTCACTCGTCCAATAACGAGAACCGGTGTCATCTTGTTGCAACACATACATCTCGATCGGTTTTGACTCAATTTCTGCTAAACACAAAATCTTCATCACACACACACATACAAGCTACAGTTGCTACACTTGCAACTCATCGTATCTGAGAACAGGCCAGTTCCCGTAAAACTTTCAATCATCCTTTTTCGGACGACCCGCCTTTTTTGAAGTAGAGTATCCATGCCCTAAAAGCATTCGATGCTCATCTGAGTTTTCAACGACTTCTACTGTCTTTTTGGTTTCCGGGTTCGAAAGCTTTACCTTCTTGCCGGATGCTCTTTTCCAACTGGGCATATTCCCTCCGTTAGCGTTTTGGTGGTTTCTTCGGACCTTTGCCTTTGCCGTAAGCCATTTTATTTCCTTTTGTTTAAAAGTTGTGCTTTCTTTACCTTGATCCAAGTTCTTAATCCCTCACCTCGTTCTTCAATCCCTTGAAGAATCCTCTCTAATTCTCGACCAGCTTGCTCCTCCGTCAGATCCTCATAGTTAAATCGACCAGGTGGTTCAAACTCTCCAGCAAGCGGTGGAGCAAGTTTCCTTTGAAACATGGTAAGGCTTTCGATTTCTTTGTTTGATTCTGTACCAAGTAAGCGGTCAAGAGCACGATGACTCCCAGAAGAATACTCCTCAGAATAACTGTATCTATTTCTTCCCATGTTCAGCTGAGTCCTAAATTCCTCTGCTTCTTTTGCAGCTTTGGTTATATCAATTTCTTCTCCATAAGGGGCATTAACGCTGTACATCCCTAAAAAGCCAAAAGTCGCATCATCCGTTATAACTCCGGAAGAAAACTCAAGAGCCTTCGGCCTTGTCAAGATCGTTCCTCCAGGTCTCATCAGTTAATCATCTTCCGTTTGCCGAGAAGGATCTCTGCTTGATCCTTGCCGACGATTGCTGCGAGCTCTGCTTCTACCTCTTCCGGAGTACGCGGAGCTTTGAGGTGCTGAACCTTCTCTACCGGTTTGAAGCCGGCCCTGTCTAGGAGATCGATCGTGCAGCGAGCTCGAACCTGTTCCGACTCTGCATGAAAGGCGAGCTTGACCAGGTTGTCCAGGGCGAGCCCGGCTGTCTTGCCGAGGTTCGCTCGAACTTGTTCTTCGATCTGAGTCTTGAGGTGGTGTGCTTTGACCTTCTCGGACGGGGTGAGCAACTGATCTCGCTCCGAAGGTGTGAGTAACGCTGCCTTCTGGATGAACTCCTGGGTCTCTTCCTTGCGAACCATTCCGTTGGGATCCCGGTGCTCCAAAGGCCGGTTCTTGATCTTGGGAACGCGCAGTTTCTTCGATGAAGAGGTGGTGGTGGTGTTTGGCAAAGCGTTATTTCTCCCCGTGGAGAGGGACGAGACCACCTAGCTGTGTGACGAGGCTGATTTTGTTGCCCCGGGGTCGATTTCGGTTGACTAGGCTTTTCGCGCGTTCATTTTTCTGGACCTTTACTCGATCCGATCCAGGACTGCAAGCAGGAAAAACCACGGAGTATCACCACGCCTCGCGCGTTCCTTTAAAGATCAAGGGGCTCAAGGGGTCGCTGATCCCTTGCGGGCCTGGTTCGAGGTCGTCGACCAGGGGGATAGCCTGATTAAAACGATCAAATCCGGACCTGGTAAATATTATCTTGACTGAGACCTGGAAAAATCGTATGGTATATCCATACTATTTGAACCAGGGCCGGCAAGCCCTCATCGAATCAAGGACAATATGAGAATCAACGAATATCATTTATTTCTGAATCCAGAGCTACGCACCAGGGACCAGGTGATCGAGCAAGCAACCGAGCTTATGAACTATCACGGCCTTGACGGCTGGACATTTAAGCTAGAGCGCACCAGGTCAACACGCCGGGCTGGTGTGTGCAGATACAGGGATCAAATCATAGGCATCACCGAGCCATATGCACTCACGGCAAGCCCCGACGACCTCAAGCAAACCATCATCCACGAGATTGCCCACGCACTCACACCAGGAGCGCACCACGGAACCAAGTGGAAAAACAAAATGATTGAGCTCGGAGCGGATCCGAAGCGATGCCATGACTGTACCTGGTCGAGCCCAGTTGCTTGGATCCTTTGTTCTAAATGCGAAAAAGAGGATCCAGTGATCACCAGCAAAGAGCTCGACAAGTACACGATCGAAGACGGCAAGATCACTTCTCATCTTTGCGGTTCATGCGGTCGAGGTCGCAGCAAATCTTTATTTATTGAATACAGCCACACACCCAAAAAAGGCTGGATTGAAATCGATCACTGGTCCGACCAGGTCGAGCCCGATCCAGAACCAGCCCCGGAACCAATTGCGGAACCGGATCCCATCCGATGCCCTCGAGTATCGGTCTTTCCTTCAACGATCGTGCAGCCGTCGTTCCTCGACGATGTTCCGATCCAAACCTTCGAACGTGAGCCCGGCAAGGCCACGTTTATTCACGACAAGAGCAAACAGCTCAGTTTGTTCGAATAAAAAACCATCATCCGAAAAGACATATCATGTACGCAATTATTTCAAAATATCGACTCGGCAAAGCCCCAACCGGAACCAACGAGGCTTTAAAGTATGCTGAGATGTTCATCGAACGCCTGGACACGGAATCCCATCCGGACCAGCACAACGAGCTCAACGCCTTACTGGATCACGCTAACTACATTATGCAAGAGCTCGAGCTGGTCTATCACCACGGCATCGAGGAACTGCTCGGACGTTATATTGATCACGGCTACGTTCCTTCCATGATCGACGATCCGAACGCGGACCGCTGGCAGTCCAGGAGCATAGAAAACAAGCTCCGCAAGGAATTTGCCGAGATTTACGCAAAGCTTGCCCAGGCTGCGAACCTGGAATGCAGAGTTTACCGAAGCGACCAGTATTTGATCGAAACCGGCGAGCCCTGGTCAAAGCGAGCTCGATTGATCAACGAGGAACGCAAGAGAGAAGACCAGAAAACCATGCAAGATCATCTTGAAGAACTTGCCAGCTAATTGACTAGATCAGCCGGCATTCCCTCGAGTGCCGGCGCACCTGGTCAATCAGACTAGGCCAGCCCGGCAAGGCTGGATCCATCAACTGAACGAAAGGACATATCATGCCACAACCAACATGCGAAGAGCGTATTGACAAAATGCTTGCGGATACCATCAAAGATCTTGAGCGGATGTATTACGCCGAAGATCAGCAAGAATTCCATGAATACGGGCTTAGTTTCGATTATGTCGCACCTGGTACATTCAACGACCAGGAGAGCGGATATTTTCGATACCAGCTTTCCTATGGAGGCCCAAGCGATGAATTCCGCTTCTACACGGATCCGGAGTTCAACGCTCACCATATCGAGTACGCTTTCCTTGATTGGTATGACGGAGCGACCAGGAAATGCAACAAGGAAGAGCACCAGGTCATCTTTGAAATCTATCGAGATTATTTTCTCGCTTGCGGATCCTGCCACCATGCACACCAGCAATCAACAAAGGAGGCATAATGCAAAAATATAAAGACTACCAGCCGACCGGCTTTGACCGACCAGGGCTCGGAATCCATCACAACATGGAAGATCAAGCCGAGTGGTTAGTCCCTGGAATATCACAAAACCGGGACTCCGGATGCTTGGCGCGTTCGAACTTCGAATGCTTTCAAAAATACCTGGAAGACATCGAGGACGAGGGCAACACCTGGCAGATTCACCGGTTCGGGCATTGGGCTTGCGGATGGTTCGAAATATTCACGATCAAACCAGGATCCGAAGCGGAGACACTGGCACGGGAAACAGAAAACGCTCTTTCCAATTATCCGGTGATCGATGATATGCACTTTTCCGAGCTCGAAGAAGAGGAAGCAAACGAGACCTGGTCCGGCATGGACATTGACGAACGGGTTCAAATGATCCAGCAACTTGAGCCACGTTATGACGGCAAGCCGGTTTCGATTTTCTCCGCTCGTCATGATTATTTTCCAAGCGACGACCAGGGAGCGATTAGGCAACACTTAGTCGATTATTGATCAGACCAGGAGCCTTTCAATCGAGAGGCTCCGCGCCTGGTCATTTCGATCGGGATCCGCACGGCAATGCGGATGAAAACCATCATCAAAAGGACAACATGCTTGATGAATTCACAACACCAGGAGAGGCCCAGGTTTTAGTCGGTGGACTCTCGAACCCTGGCAAAATGCCGGGATCCGGCTGGTCAATATCAGCCAGGAATTGCAAGACCGGCGCAAAGCTTCGAAAGATCGAGGGCTCGGTTTGCTCTTCATGTTATGCATTAAAAGGCCGGTACGGCTTCGACAACGTCCAGAACGCGCAGAACCGACGACAAGCCAGGTTCGAACGCACCGGCGTTGCCTGGATTGATTTGATGGTGAAGAGCCTCGAACGCGAAACCTGGTTCCGCTGGCTTGACTCCGGAGACCTGCAAAGCGAGCGCATGTTAAAGCGCATCATCAAAGTTTGCGAGCTCACTCCACACGTTCGGCATTGGTTACCGACCCGGGAATATCGGATCGTTTCGAAGGTTTTGAACCAGGTCACATGCCCGGCAAATCTTATGATCCGATTATCCGCCCATATGATCAACGAACCAGGTCCGGAGAAGCTTGCTCGCAAGTACGGGCTCGGCACATCGACTGTAGTGACTCGAGGCTGGACATGCCCGGCAAAGAGTCAAAAAAATCAATGCTTGGACTGCCGGCGGTGCTGGGATCCTGGCGTGATCAATGTCAGCTATCCGAGGCATTAAAATGAAAATCAAAATGAAAACTAAAGCAACTGTAATCTATAACGAGAATGACGGGCATTCTTATGTCTGGAGTGATGCGGAATGCGACTGGATCGGCTTTCCGACCTTTACCGATGGCGAGCCGGACTGGCTGAACCCGACCCCGATCGAGGACATGGAGTTTGCCGACGAGCAGACCGAGAAAAACCTTCGAAGTTTTTTAATGCAATTCGAAGAGATTGAAGCTTGGTTGGTTGACGAAGATGAGGAACGTGACATCCGGGACAAGCTCGACGAGGACGAGATCCGAACCGAGCGGATGATCGACGATAACGGGCAGCTTTACTGGCACAACGAATAATCCGAGCTAAGCCTTAGGTCGGGAAAAAACGAACATGAAAGGAAAACAGTATGAATTATTATTTGATAAACCCAAGGGACAAGGAAAAGTGTGTACTAACCCGGGAAGAACAGAAAGTCTCCCGGAGTGTTTTCTATGAAGAGTGGAAAGACAAACGCCCCCATTGTCTCCATTGTGGGGAACAACTAACCGCCAAATTCTACCAGGTCTTGGTCCAGGTTCAGGATCCGACTCCGGAAAGTGTCGAGACTAAGCTCAATGGATGGGGTGAAGAAGTCGAGGAAATCATCAAGGCTGATGATGGGATCCGGGCCCGTTCAGACTACAATGATCTGATTGGATTCGGATGGCTGGATGAAGGTCAGTTCTGTGCTGGGAAGTGCGCCCAGGACTACGCCCGAAGGGCTGTCAAGGTTCTGAAGAAAATGGGAAAGAGGATCATCCCACTAAACAAAAAATACTAACTAATGGAAAACCTCGGGCTTTCAAACGCTCGGCAAAGCTCAAGCCCGAGGCCCATCACCTCAAGGACACTTGAGGAAGGAATAAAACTTTAACAAACCTAAAAAGAAAAAACCATGACCACACACACACAAGGTCACGACCAGGTGGATCCGATGGATGAACGTGACCCACAACACTTAATCCGTGGTGGAAGAATCAAGGACGGGCCGATCCGGATGACCCCGGAGGAGCTCCGCGAGACTCGTAAACGTCTGGGTGTCTCGATCCGCTCGTTCGCTCGCCTCCTGGGACTCTCCGACCACATGATGCTCTACCACTGGGAGGCTGGGAATAAGCGTATTCCGTTGTATATTTCGCTGCTCATCCGCTTGGTCGGAGTTCTCCAGGGAACCCGTCTTGGCGAGCGGATGGGCCTCTAAGAGTAACTCTCGAAACTTTCTACAACAATCATCAGCCGGGACTCCTTCAACGTGACATTCACGCATGATCCGATCACACTGACCTTGGATCGCTGGATCGGCGTGACGATAGGCCGTCCACCAGAACTGAGAGATCCCGGCGACTTGCCTTCGATACTCTACCAAAGTGACATCTTTGACTGAAGGAGCTTCCATGTCTTCCAGCTGCTCGAGGACGTTACTTGGCTGGGGAAAGTGACTCGTTCTCATTTGAGCCCTGGTTGCTGCTTCTAAAACGCGCTCTTCGGAGTAACTCTCCAATAACAGCGAAAGGGTGTCTTCCCAGACTTCGAGGAGATCCGGCGTGACCTGGATCGGTTTCGTTCTCGGCGCGTTGAACTTTTTCAGAATTTTCTTCGCGAGCTCCGTTGGCTTCGCTATGGCCTGGATATTGGAATGTTCTTTCTCTACTTGCATGTTGTTCTCTACCTTGTGTGTGTGTGTTAGAGTTAGTTGGGTTTAGTTTAGAGAGGGTAAAGGTAGAGCTAGGTAATGCTCCTTCTTCTACAGTCCCCCCAAAAACTGGCTGGGTTGAAAGCTTGTAAATATTCGCAGATCCCTTCTTTTCTTCGACCTGGATCCACTCTGTTTTTTTCAGATTCAACAAGACTGTTTTTACTGTTGAAACTGACTTGAATCCTGCTCGAAGGGCGAGGCCTTTGAGTGACGGCTTCGCGATCATCGTCTTTGGATTCGAGTAAGAAAAAAGCGTGACCAGGAGGATCCGCTCAGAGTGACCGAGCCGTTTATCGTAAAAGATTTCAGCTGGGATCGGGATGTCTTTTTTCATGATTATCTCCAAAATTTGACATATTTATTTCCTCGTACTTTTCTTCCGGGAGTTCTTTTCTTTTTGTAATTTCTGATGCTTCTGAGTGCCTCGACGGATAACCCCAGATAGGCTGCTTCTTCGTCCTCGTCATCGATCTTTGACCAGCATCTTGAGCAGAGTCTCACTCCATCTCCTTGATGGCTACTTCGCAGTAACCTTTGTCTTTGTTTTGTTCGTCATAGATTTTTTCTGCATGGATCGCGTGAACCTGGACATCGTCCTCCCAGATAATCTTCGAGAAGCAGTCCAGGAGCACTTTCTGGATGTTGTCCAGGTCTCGGCCTCGACGATCCGGAGGATACGCTCTTATGCTGCATTGAAGCTTGGTTGGTTTTGGGAATAAGGGTAGATCCCTAACATCCAGCTGTGAAAGCAGATGTTTTTTCATGTGAGCCTTGTATTCCTTCCCCTCGGTCGATACGACCATGCGATTGTTCCAGGCTCGCCAGTAACGATTGATACTGGGAGGCCAGGGACAATCAATCATGATCTCCCAAGGTACTGAATGATTCCATTTCATAAGCAGGAACGGCCCCAAGATTGAGGCCGTTGCAAAGAGGAGAAACGTCCAATCCTCGCCGGCTCCCCATATGAGAAAGAGCCGGTTAAGGAATATATGGATTTAGCAGCCGGTGTTATTGGGAACCGCGCCACCGCCGGCTGGGCGCGAAGAAAATCAAAATGGGATTTCATCTGATGGTGGACTGTTACTGGGTCGCTCGTACTCTTTAAAGTTTTTTATTTGAACTTCCTTTTCACCATCTTGTTTCTTGCGATGCTTGATCACCATATTGATCTTCTTTCCTTGGATGTCTCCCATCGCTGCAAAGAGCTCTTCTTCGTTTCCGATCGGATCCGTCCAGGGTAATGCTTTTAAGAACTTGTTTAATAGCTCTCGAGCGATCCCGACAGCTTTCTCGTTTGGGTTGTCCAGGTTGAGGCGTTCCCAATGTTTTCGATTCATCAAGATATGATCGACGATGATGAATTCGAGCTCGAGGTAATGCCCTTTCGGCTTCCCGGTAGTCTCGTCGGTTGCCTTGGTTGCTTTCCAATTCCAACTATTCAAAACGGCTGGATATTCCCCTTCCGGGATGTCTCCATAAGCCGTATCGAAAGTTTCTCCAGGGTCGAAAAATCCCATTTATTTCCCTTTCTTCTTAGCGTTATTGATAAATTCCTGGATTAAATCCCAATCCATTTCCATCGGATCGGGAAGACCCAGGCGGTTTTTCGCTGCATGGTTTCCGTTATCTCTCGTATGGAGAATCCGCTCGGATCCATGCGCGATGATGCGCTGCTTGCCAAAGGAAGCCGACTCCTTCGTCGTTCGAACTTCGTAATTGGCAAACAGGCACATGTCTGACCATTGATAAAACTTTGCGGTCGTTTTCTTGTGCAGCTGTAAATCCCATTTCATGCGCTCTTCTTCACCAGGGTTTCCGACTGTCACCTGGGCTGCATGGCTGATGAGGATCATGTTCATCTTTTTCTTCGATCGAAGCTTCTCCAGCTTGTTGATGATCTGCTCCATGAATCCGAGTGCAGCAACGTAGCCTCGACCGAAGTCCAGGGTCGCGATGTCATCGATCTTTTTGGTTTTGCATGTATGGGCATGAACGATCCGCTCAAGCCAATCTAAGGAATCAATGACCAGGGTTTTGTAGTCGTGATCCTCTTCGTAAAGCATCGCGAGGGTTTGAATGAATTTCTCGTAAGCCTCCGGAGGATTAATATTCATCAATGGAATGCTTGGAACCTCGATGCAGCTGAGGCCTCCTTCAATGTCGAGAAAAATCGGTTTCTCTGATTTGCTGGCGAGCGTGGATTTCCCGATCCCTCCGACTCCGTAGATGATCGCTCGATAGGTGTCGAAGTCAGGTTTTGTGATGACAATGTCTTTTAGGCTCATATCGTTTTTATTGTAAGTTGTAAATCTGTGCAGAGATGTCAGCCAACACCTTCGTTATTTTTTCCAAGTGATCGTTCATTGTTTCTGTTTGAGATTCATAAACCGCAGTAAATTTTTGGATACATTCAGTTATGTTTTGAATGTCATCTTCTTCATAATAATCACCTTGAAGCTGGTCTTTGATCTGAAACACGGCTTCAATCAATTGTTCCATTTCAGGTTTTTGACTTATAAGATCATTCATATTTTCATTTCCTGCTGTCCGGTTAATTCCGCATCGACCTTCTTCTCCAGGTCTTTCGATAGTTTTAAAAGATCCGGAGATCTTTCCTTGAAGTAACGCTTTTGGATCTCGCGCATCCTTTTGACCAGGACACGGAACTGATCGCCTTCTTTCATTAGTTCACTTTCTTGAGCAGCTGCTCAGTATAGGCATTGATGTCCTTCAACTCAGAATCGGAAATGGGATTTCCCTTTTCGGCCCGTTCGATCCATCCGGGGATGACTTCAATCATTCGATTCTGGGTCTCTAAGACCATGAGGATCGTTCTGGAAAACAGATCAAGCTTGTCGATCAGCATCGTATTGATGTTGGTCTGATCTCGAAGCCTATCTTCGAAGCTGGTGATGATTTGAATCAGATCTTTTTCACGCATAACTCACCTGGGAAAGAATTTCATGAAGATCGGATCGATGTTCTTCGTGGCATTGTTCATAGAAACGACAATTTTTCTTCGAACAAAACACCGATCCGCGATTTAAAGGAAACCAGTTGGCAGCGATCGCAAGTTCATGCTCGCGGTAGGCTTCGATCGCGAGGCCCAGATCGTCAGCGGTCAGAAAAACGGGAATGACTTGCCAGTAAGGTTTTTTGGTTTTAACGAGGACTCGAAGCTCCGCGGAAGGAATGTTCTTCAATCCCTTCTCACGCATGATCGCGAGGGCGTAGGTGGACAGCTGCTGCTTGTAGCCGTGGGAAACCTGGCTGATCTTTCGACCTGAAGTTTTTCCATCGATGATCAAAACTTCCTGACCTGGTTCCTGGAATGCCGGCTCCCTTCTTTCTGCAATCAGATCTGGGTAGCCGATCACCGGCATCGCAAGCCCGTGGATCTTCAGCGTGATCTTTTTTTGGATCTCCTTTGGGACGTAATCGATGATCTCTTCGAACTCAAGCATGACCTGGTGATCGATCATGTTCAGGATCATGTTCTCCAAGGCATTCCACTCTTCCTTGTCGAGCTCATGCTCTAAAAGGTTCTTCTCCTGGTTAAAATAATTAAGGATGATTTGATCGTAATACAGCTGGGGAAGATCTCGGTGCATGATGTTGTAATGCACGGCATTGATCGCTGCATCGATTGCGGATCCGAAGATCAGAGAAGGTTTCGTCTTCTCATGCTGCTGGTCGATGTATTTATATTTAAACGCCTGACCGCAATCGACTCTTTTACTGAGGGCTGAATTAGAATAGTGTTTCATTTTGATAGACCTCCTATGTCGTCAATTTCTTTTTCGATCCGGGACTTCTCCGGACCATCTTCTAATTTTTTAATCGTACCGCCGGCTGCCAGATACTTTGATACAGCATCATCAATGTCCTTCCTGGTCACCTTCGCATACCGGCGGTGTGCCGATTTCCTTGCGAGCTCCATGTGCTCGCGACGAGAAATATTTTCGCCAAAGGTCTTGTTCCAATCCCAGACTTCGCTTACCGGAATATCGAGCAAAAGCGCAAAGTTTCTGACATGAAGCTTCGGAATCTTCCTGGCTCCGTTGATCCATGCCGAGACTGTTGACCTGGGCTGTCCTAGCTGCCTCGCGAACTCCCGGTGAGTGAATCCTAGTTCAAGGATTCTCTTTTGAAATGGAGTCACTCAGTTCCTTCCTGGAAAAGAGTAAAATATTTCTCTTTCTAATAATGGGAATCACTTTCCCGTTCTTCACACGCCTTCGAAGCTGATCCACTGTAATGCCAAGGATCCTTGCAGCTTCTGGGCTCTCTATTAAATCTTGACTTTGCATTGCGGTGTTCATTACTGTTTAACTGTTCAACAGATCGAGTGTTGATCTGATGGACATGGTAAACATATTAAATACCCAGTCAAGAAAAAAATGATCGTGGTTTAGAAAAACCCACTTTAAAAAAATTCATATTCATGGAAATTAAAGACGTTTATAGACGAATCAAGGAAAAGCTTGGCGTCGATCGCGATGATCAGATCGCGAAGGAACTTGGGATCACGAAGCAATCGCTTAGTGGTTTCAAGCAACGGGGATCACTCCCCTTTGAGGCATTGATGGATTACTGCGAAAAGCAGGGCATTTGTGCCAATCACATCTTTTCGGACGAGATCCCGGAGAGAAAATCAACGAACAGCTAAAAATCGAAAACGAGCGACTCAAGGCGAAACTAGAAATAGTTCGCGAGCTTTTGGTGGAAGCTATTGGAAAGGAAAAATAGAAAGGAGATTATGTCAATAGGTCAATGTTTAGTAAGACAGTATCGAGTTAATTCGATAACCAGGTATGAGAAAGCAATTTTGGAAATCGACAAATTTGGAGAAGAATTTGGTTGGATCATCTTAAAAAGGTTAACAACCTGGGAAAGCAATTCTCCATTAGTCGATGGAAAATTAAAAAATCCGGCTTGTGATGGAGATATCTTTGAATTGGATATTAAAATCATTGCAGAGCACTACGATGTCATAAAACCGATGAAAATCTTTCATGATTTTGGAGTCTCCATTGAACCGGTTAATGAAGCTATAATCAAGAAAACTTGCGTATGCAGATCAAAATCAAAGCAAGCTTTAAAACTTATAGAAGAGGAGCTTTATGGGGAGACCGCGTAAACTTTGGTCGCTTGATCCAGCCCCGGATAAAGGTTGGATGGGAAGAGACCATAAAAACATAAATAAATGGGGAAATGCTGATCGCTTTATTATCGCTAAGCTTTCTGAAACTGAAGGTAAAACTGAAAAAACTTTAACTGAAAAAGATATTCAGTTTTTACATTTACGTTATCAAGAACGCTTAGTTGAAAACAGAGGTGAAAAAGCTCAAGAAAAATTGCTCAAAAAAGAAGATTCGATCCAGTTTCTTTTTGATAAGTACCTTTGGGATTTCATTCAGCCAAGAAGATCGAAAGGCACGTTTACTCAATACAAAGGATCCTTAACCTATTTTATTGAAGCAAACGGAAACTTTCCGATCGGTGGATACAACGATCTGATGGAGCTTGCCTTCGAGAACTATCTGAGAAAGCTAACCTATCATGGAGGCAAACCCCTCCTGGATACGACGATCAATAAGCACCAGGGCCATGTTAATGCAGCCTTCGGATGGCTTTACAAGAAAAAGCTGATTCCAAAGCCGATCATCTTAGAGGAAATCGAATGCACGAAGCAGCCAACCCATTCATGGGTCAAGGAGAAGCTGAAAGCTTTGGAAGACCTGGTCTTCGAAGTCAATGATCCGCATCACATTCGAATCTTCATGCTTGCCAGGTATGCGCTGATGAGAAATTCCGAGATCTGGTCGATGCCATTGACGGCTCTCGATCCGAAGCTTGCCGGTATTAATATGAATCGTCAGATCATCCAGATTCGCGATGTCCTTCCCCTGGATTTTAGAGTCAAGAAAAGGCAAGGACGGAATATCCGGATGGGCCGAAAGCTTTATGAGTTTTTAAACAAAGATGTGATGACCAGGTCTGAAAAAGAATCCTGGTATCTCGATAATGGAAAAGGAGGTCATTGGCGAACAAGCCCTTCGGCTTTGAGTCGAACCTTCAAATGGTATCGAGATAAGCTCGGCCTCCAGGGAGATCCGCTTCACACTTTGCGAAAGTCTGGAATTACCGAGGCTTTGGATAATGGTGGAGCTCTAGAAAAAGTCGCTGCATGGGCCGGTCATTCCTCGACCCAGGTGACTCTGGAAAACTATACCGATTGGGAAAATATCGATATGGTTGAGACTGTAAATCTTTTATCGTAACGCCACACAAAACGCCACGGCAAACCGCAATCCCTTCTTGCGCCTCACTTGCTAGACACTTAAAATCCCTCGAGGCAATACCTCATGCCGGTTCGAGTCCGGCCCCAGGCACCATTTTCCAACGCTTCGCAGGGATTGCGGTTTAAAAAATAGTTTCGCCACGAATCGCCACGAAAAATCACGCTCATTCCTGGATCCCTTCAGAGTATTTTGCTTTCTTATTAACAATCCGCATTGTCAGGTTTTTCTTCTCGTTTCTCCGGTCGCTGGCATCATAACTTATATGGACCCAGCCGGAGTTCCCTCCTTCCGGTTTACCATCCCAGCCGATCCGATCGGGATCAAAGTTTTCCAGGATCAGTTGTTTGTATTCTAAATTGTCGCGGATCCAAACCGCGAGATCATAATTTGAAATTTTAGGATCCTTGACTTCGATGTCGGCAGCTGCGACGACGAGCTCGTCACCATTCTCTCCATCACCCCAGCCACAACAATGATCCGAGCTCGCGCTCGAATGTAAAAGCTCATTAAGCTCTTTACATCTCCACGCCGAATTGATGATGATTGGGCCGAAGTGATCGCGTGCCGGCTGGATCACCTTATGCACCAGGGCTGTCATGGCGACGATCGCAGACCTGGGAACCTCGGCTTGTTCAGCTGAGATCCCAGCGCGGATCGCGTGATTCGAATGGACGAGTTCGCGTAACGTGAAATTCTTGGATACGTTCATCCGAAGATCATGACCCTTTGATAAGATCGGCGAGGTTTCTATGCCCATGGCTATTATCGCCATCGACAGCATCATCCAGAGCTTTTTTAACATCCGGAGGTAACTTATCTAAGTGAGGCTGTAACGTCTCAACAGCTAGGCTTTGTGCTTTGTCCAGCACGACATCGCGCAGCATATTTGCCACGAATGGGAGAACCAAATTAAGCATATTGTCACTCCTTTCATCAGAGGTTTTGGGTTTAAAATATTCATGAATCCAATCAAGCAGCCGGTCGAGCATCTGCTTCCTTTTCTTTTTTGGTGTCACCATTTTCGCTAGTGTCTGATTTGGGATCGCCGTACATAAACGATCCGATTTGCGAAATTAACACAGTCAGCGCACCGATCACACTTACCAAGAGCGTCGAGGTTTTGTCATCCATCTCGCTAGGATGATACATCAGCGAATAGATCGTGAACGCATAGATTCCCAGGATTAGGATCGCAAGCAGGAATCGAAAGCTCGCTCTTCGAAGAACAATTTTTTCGGTTACGCTGTAATTTGCGGATCCTTTTTTGGGTGGATCCGACCTGGTTATTTTTTCAATCGTTTCTGCCACGGCTACCTCCTAATCTTCCGGATAAAACAAAATCTTTGAGTGATTCAACTTCTCGTTCTAAATTCTGCATCCTGGCATCTAATGCTGAGATCCCTGACTTCACTTCGATCCAATCAGTTTTGTCGAGAGACTCGCGCACCAGGTCTTCAAATTTATCTGTTAGTTTAATTCGATCCTGGCGAGCTTGAGTTTCCGTTCGGTAAAACCAGAATCCTAAAATAATGAGCATTGCTCCGACGATCCCCTGGCCCATAAACATTTCAATGATCTGATTCGGTAACTCATTTAAATTAGTATGTTGAGGCTGCACCACCTGGAATTGATGAAACTGAGGAGTTGTCGGATCCACCGGAACCTGGGCTTGAGCAAGTTGCTCCTGCATCGGATGTTTTGCGTGATGCCCAGATGCAAAAACAGAAACAGCAACGATTAAAATAGTTACTAATGGAAAAAATAACTTCATTTATTTGCTACTTTTAATTCAGGCTTTTCAGATTCTTTTTGTTGTTCTAAAAGAATTTCTTCCATGCCACATAAACGATGATATTGTTGTTGCAATAATGGAATTTGTTGTATTTGTTTTTCCAAAATTGATTTTTTTTGCTGTATTTCTTCTAGTGTCATTCATTTATTTTAAAATTAAGTTCACCTGTGAATTTATCCAACGGATGGATATCATCCTTTTCAGTTTCTTCTAATAATTTCCAAAGTGATGCCATCAAAACCCCTTTAACAGTCGTTATTTGTTTGTGGTTATAGGCAATTTTTACAGAGTTTTTTGACAGTTGTATTGCGATTTTCGTATCGGGTGAATTTGTTGACAATTTGTGTCTGCCACCATTCTGTAAATATTCCTGAAACATGGACCGCATAACGATTGCCATTATTCCCAACGCCCGGATTCCATCCGCTTTTTCTACACTCCATTTTAATTCACCATTATGCTTTCCTGCTTCAATTTTTATTTCTGAGATGAAGTCTTCTTCTGAAACTTCGGTTGGGGTTAGCCCTGCTTCTTTCCATGACTCAAAAACAGAATCCAGATCCTTTGCGTTTGGTACTAATGCGTTTGGGAAAGGATTTATTTTTTCTACTTCAGTTTTCAATCCTTTTTAATTGCCATCAGTTGGATGTAAGCCAAAAGGTCAGACGTTGAGACTGTGACAGTTGATCCTGAAGTCTCTCCTGTGTTTGCTGTACTCGGACCAGAGGTTGCATCATTATTAGACCCAGTAGTACCCACCCCACTTGTTGTACCAGCAGCAGTTGAAGTTTTAGCTTCTGGTGGAGTAGCAGATGCCCCACCAGCCGATCCAGCGTAATTCACACTAACAGTCCCCTCCGTACCATATGGATGGGTAGAATTATTATAAATTCCACTCGTTACATGAAAACCCATCTTGTGATAATGGTCAGCCCCAGTATGAGTGTGATTACTCATGGTATGAGTATGCGAACTCATTGTATGTGTATGTGCTAGCTCCTCAGACATATCCTGTGCGTCTGTGAATGCAGTACCAACAGTTCCACCATCGGTTCCACCACTTACAAGTCCCACGACCATCCTTCCTCTTGCAGATGTGTATTCTGACCAACCTACAGGAATTAAACCTCCTGAAGCGCGATAAGCGACTAACCCAGATGGAACAGACTGATTGCCAACAATTCCAGATCTCATATTAAATTTTAGGTAAAATCGTTATCTATGTATGTTACATACACATCAAAATCATCATTTGCATGAGTTACGCCCGCTTGTAAATATTGGACAGTAGAATTCCCTTGTGCTGCTAAAGCAATTTGGTCGGCTGCGACTGTTAACCCTCCAGAGGCAAAATCTGATGGTTCTGAACCATTAAATGAAAATCGATCATTCCAGACAAAAGTTTGTCCTGCAGCTATGTTTTGTTTTAAAACAGTCATCGTTTGAGCAGATGTTCCTCCATGAGAATCATATCCAACAAGCCTTAAATAAAAGTAATCTGCTGTGGCATTTAATGCATTACAATGAACAATAACACTTAAAACTGTATAGATATGATGTTGCACTCCTAGAATTAAAGTTTGGTCTGCATCTACATCTGCAAATAAATGAGAGTGTATTGTTTCGGTTCCTGGTCCTGTTGGTACTGCCATAAATCTCCTTTATAATCCAAATACTAATGATTGATGAAATCCTCTTTTATAACAGGATCGTTCTTCATAGTTTTTACCAGTACGAACATCTCCAAAAGTTGTCATATTGATATTTCCTGCAGTTGACCCTGCTTCTGAAGTTGATGAAAGAAAGGCGAACTCATCAGCACTTTCATCCCAGATCATACCGACATTGGTAAGATCTCCACGCTCGATAATTAAGCCACAATCATTTGAGGGGGAACCACCAGATGTGTTTTTTGAAAGGACAATTAACGGATCTTCAACAAGAAGATTTGCCGTGTTTACAGTTGTCGTAGTCCCGTCAACTGTTAAATCTCCTGCAATCACTACTGAAGAGGAAGTTGCTGTTGCATGAGGGGTGATGGTTAGTAGTGGGACGAATGATCCTGAAGCTTTGGTATTGAATGTCATTACTCCCCCGTCAGCAACACTCAATTTCCACTTATCTATATTGTCATCCCCTTGATCTGCATATAACCCAATGCTTAAAGGTTGACCTTCGACATTTGCCTGAAACTGTAATGCGGTATCGGTGGTATCCCATTCTATACTGGTGTCGGAATCGGTTCCGAAATAGAGTTTGATATCATCTAACGCAAGAATGCTGGAATTGACCCAGGCCGATCCTGAATAGCGTAGGATGTGACCGGCTGCAATCGAGGTTTCGGTATAAGAAGCACCCTCAACAGTCGTTGAAGTGGTAATGTCTCCGTTGGCATCAAAGCTGAGGTATTTATTCGCACGATCTGCTTTTGTTGCCGTGATCTTGGCAGCTGCTTCACCGGTTGTTTCAAAAGTCGATGTTGCAGAGAAATGAAGCCGACGATCCGCAGCTTCCTTCATCTGCTGCGAGATCATGATCGCTTTGTCAAAGTTGTTTTCTAACGTATCCGCATCAAGCGCATCGTTTTGAGCATAATCAGAAAGTTGATCAAACGTATCCGAAGTACGTTCCATCTTCCGGTTGAAAGTCAGAAGATCATCGGCTGCAAACAAGGCTGCACCAGTCGCAGTGAAGGTAAAGGTTCCTGAAGCCCCGGCAGCTGATAACGTGTAGTGAGTCGTTTCGGTAAGAACAGTATCAGTCCCGGAGCTCGTTTTCGTTGCAACCACTTCAGAGGTTGCCAGGTATTTAAAAGTTACATTAAAAGTTACACTCGCCGGATCGGATGCCAACGAGGTGACATTCGAGCTAGTAATGGTATATTGGACTCTTGGGACTGTTGCCGAAACTGTCATTTGACTCCCATCATGTAAAGTGGACTCGCTTTGCGAAGCTTCGAAGTCGAAGGCCTCATGCCCTTCATGTATTGTTGATCGTAGTCACGCTTCATGCGTTTTTCCCTCCTTCGAAGAACACCAGGGTTTAAGAAATTCTCGATATTGTAGATGAACATGTAATCGAGAGCCGTTCGGGTGAACCAAAGATTTGCGAACGGAGCCATTCGAATGACGTTGTTGAATGCTTTAGCAGCTGCATCATCTCCGGTGACCAGGCGTGTGAAAAAGTCTCCCCAGTTTTGAAGCTCATCTCCGAGCGGTCCCATGACCACACTTGGGACGTTTCGCCCGTAGCCTCGGAAGTCATTAAAGATGAAGTCGCCCAGGATCCCACCGGCTCCGCTGAAAACAAAAGCACCAGCCCAGGTCTTCGGGTTATCCAGTGGTTTCGGCTCTTTTCCTTTAAGAATATCCTTCGCTGTCATCGACACATATCCGATCGCTGTCAAGGCTGCAAGGTTTCCAACTGTATAAAGTTTTCCTTGATGCGCGTATCTCGGTCCAAGCCTTCTCATGTAAGTCAATGGAAAGGATCGGAATTGCCAGAGAGCCTCGAGAACAGAACGCTTGATGGTCCCTCGTTGAGTCCCTTGAGTCATGATTGCGCGGTCCGCTGCATCCGGTTCCGGGATCGCGATCCGTCCCTCCTGGACATAAAAATTCCGCATCTTGTAAGCAAGATTCCGGTAAGCCTGGCGATCGGCAAGCGACATCTCCGGGTTATCCGCGATCCGCTCGAGAAGATCTGGAGTGAAGTATTGCCGGCGATCGAGATCCATCACGCTGGACGGCTCGGTATCCGGGAGGAGATTGCCTTCGGCATCGAGGGTCTTGACACCGGCATCTCGCATGATCTGCCAATCGGTATCCGAAATGTTGTACTGATTCAGCACTCGCTGAAGGGCTGGATCGAGCTCGTCAAAGCTTTTTGTGAGGTTCCTAGCAATGTTTCCGGAGATCACAAACTGGGCAGCTGCTCGGTTGTTATATGTCCAGCCAGCCAGGCCGTTGACCTTGAAGAAAAAATCCTCCATCTTCGACATCATGCCGATCTGAGGATTGGCGACCGCATACCGGGAATGAAAGCCTCCGATGATCAGATCGTTGAATTCTCCAACCGAATACATCACTTCGATCCGCTCATCCGGAGTGAGATTCTTCATCAAGAATTTAAAGTGATCGTGCATTCCTTGAAGGTAATCCACGCCATGATAACGATAGGTCTGGACGGCGGTTGAGAGATCCGAGAAAGACGGGAACACGGAGGATCCGAGTTTCGACATGTTCTGTATCATCAAGTATCCCTGAGTCACTCCAGCCAGGGTCGGCCCGTATCCAGCAGAGTTCGCCATGTGGTAAGAGCTCTGATCAACCCATGACCAATGATTCTCGACATGCTCCTGGTTCCAATTCCGGATCTTGCCATCGGTAGGATTCTTTGCTCGAGCTTCAAGCTTCTTCCAGAGCTTCTCCTGGGAGGCTTTCGGATTCGTTCCGAATTCCTGCATCATGACGACATCATCAGCCAGGTTCTTGAGCTCCGTCCACATCGCGAGCTTTAAGTCGCCACCACCATATTTATTAAAGTTATCGAGCCAGGCCTGGTCCGACTTGTAATGGATCTTCCGGTGCTGCGACATCCGCTTTGCCAGGTTCCCAGGAACCTTCACTTCCGGAGCTTCGTCCATCGAGGTTCGTTTGCCTTCGACGATGTTATTCCAGGCAGCATCCAGGAATTGTCTTTTCTGGGTATCATCCATCAGCCCGAAGGTCTGAGCTTCGGCATCGGTTCCTTGTCCGATGAATTCCAGCTGATCCGCGATCCACTGATCTTTGCCGACTTGCTGAACTTTTAGAGGATCGTGATATTGGGTCACAGTATGGTTTGGAAGCCATCCGATCATTGCACCTTCGGCATTGGCTGCATCGACCCAGTATTTCTTCCGCATCACACGCGCTTTCGCGAAGGTATGAGCGATCGCATTTTGTGTGTGTGGGGTAGGATTTTCGAGGTCGAATCCTTCTCCATTCGGGCCGAATTGCTCGGTCACCACATCCCGCAAATTTTGCTCGTCGTTCATCCACATGTGAAGTTCCTTCTCCGTCATGTTGTGCTCGCGCATCATCATTCCAAAGATATAGGTCTGGTTCGATCGCTCGGCTGCAAGCATCCTTCCGGCAGCCGAATCCTGGCGACCGGTTCCCAGGCGCGTGGATCCCGTATAGCGAGCGACGACTTCATCAGAAAGCGAGAGTGTTTTTCCTTTCAATGCTTCACGCTCCGCGAGCATATCCATGATCCTGGCCTCGTTTCTTTTGTCTTTGATCTTATTCAGCTTTGCTGCGATCCGTTTTTGACGAGCCCATTTTTTCTGCATTGCGGATTCTGCTCGCATGATCTTTTTCACTCGAACCTGGACATCTCCTTGCGTGATTCCCTTTGCGACATTCCGCATCTGTTCGACGATCGCAGCTGCATCCTCCTCGGAAAGATTGAACACGGATCGACCTACCTTGATGCAGGGATCAAAAAGCTTCATTTGTTCTTTTGCCATTACAGTTTTCCGAGTATGCAGTTCATCATGGGAGAGTCTTCAGCCATCGCATCTCCGATATTTTCGAGTTCTCGAATCTCCGCGAGCTCCTTGTCAGCATTCCAGGTCGGATCGTTGGCGAGCTCGGCATCAGCCTGGGCTTCGAGGGCATCGAGCTCCACATCGCTTGGGCCTTGTTCTCCATAAGCAGATTCTTCGATTTCGATGTCTTCCGGATCCTCTTCCCTCGTTCGGTAATCGATCTCCTCGTCCTGGGCGTGGATCTGCTCTGCTTCTATATCTTCACGAGCCGTTGTTTCATCAAAAGCATCTCTAGTTTCATAAATATCCTTTACATCTTGGCGACTTTCTTGTTGTAATTTTTGCTCTGCTGCTTGTGTTGCAGGATCAATTTCCGTAGGTGGTTGAGGCCCATCCCCAAGCTCTTCACTTCTAAAACCAAACGAATCCTCAAGTTCTAAATCATCTGCCAGGAATGTCCAAATTGGCTTAATTGGTTTGTAATCTGATTCCAATTCAACCATTTGAGGTGGTGCATCTCTTAAAGATTTCGGTAAATCTGATCTCAAAAAAACATGAACTAAATTGCCAAGACCACGATCTCCGATTGGCAATCCAGCAAAACCTCCAACTTTGAGACCTCCTTGAATAATTTCCAAAGTATTACTTGTGTGAAATATATATTTCTTTGAAGTCTTACCGCTGGTGATCAGCCCTTTTATTGTTTTCAATAGTTCTACCGGACTAAAATCTTCAGGGGGTCTCGAGGGGGTTTCAGCTGTTTGAGCTTCGACTTTTGCTTCCGTCCGGTGAGCTCCAATCGTTCGATCGAGAATCGATTCCATTGTTGGAGCCTCAAAAAAACCAGCCTGGCCTGGAGGATTTGCTTCAACGTCATCGATGAAAGCCCTCAAGCCGGATTCCAGTTTCTTCTGGGTGTCTGCAACCGATAAGAAATCCAGAAACAGGACAGTGCTTGCGTTGTATTCAAATTCGGGATTCATTCCATGTTGTAAACGCAAGGTCTTGACATAATCTTTTAAAGAATCCCGGAAAGATTGCTTGCCTCCTTTGAGATCCCGTTTTGCCTGGATGAACATATAGATCGCATCGACCAGGTGCTCGGTCGGATCTGCATCGATGAAGTCTCCGGACCTCATCTTTCCTTTCATGTAAACCCAGCGACGAGCAACATTCTTCAAAGCATTTGAGATCTGTTTAAAGTCATCGCCTTCAAACGTGATCATGGCTTTAAGAAACTCCGGCTTCCCAGGTCGATGATATGCCATTGCAAGCAAAGCATTCTCGATCCGGTCCACTCCAGCAGGATTGATTCTTCCATCCGTGGTCAAAGCCTTGCGTTCCGCAGCTGGTAACCGATCAAAAACTTCGTTGACGAATGCTGAATTACTGGAATGATCAATGTCGGTGTCATTAAGCAAACGAACGATTTCAGCATCGATCAAAGCAGAGTCAGCAAGCGCGACTTCATCCGCTGGCATTCTTGCAATTTCATCGGAATTTGATCGTTGCGTGAAGAATACCCTGGTCTCCCGATCCAGATCGGTTGTTCTTCTTCGAACCATGATCGGCCTTTTCATCGAATCGACTTTTGCCGGATCGAGGCCATACATCGCTGCCCACTGCTTTAAAGTATTCTTGTAATCAACAAGCTTTGGCCCTTTGTTGTCATAGACTCGACCAAGAGCGAGGATCCTTCCGTTCCCAGATTCGACCATATTATCCGGGCCGATGACCGGGGCTCCCCGTTTACCGGTGGTTTCTGGAAAGACGAGCTCCCTGGCATCAAAGTTTTCTCCGGAGATTTCCTGGATCTGTGATAAAGATTCCGCAGTATCGCGATCTCTTGGTTGAAGTTCCGGATCGTATTTCGAATTGAGCTCAAGCCGATCCCCACGATCCAGGTTCGAAGCTATGACGGAATCATGCTCAACAAGTTCAAACCGAGTTTCGACATCTCCAACATCCGTTCTAAGTCTTCCGATCCCATCCACTGTTGACCGCTCTGGTGTGTGTGTGGGACCAGGGGTTCCTGGGTTTTCGGTTCCTGCGACATCGACCGGCCTTCCCTCATCGACCTGGATGACGGCTCTTCTTCCAAACTTGGTAAGCGTTTCAATAGGCCAGCGGAATAGTTGTCTGAGAACTCGAGGCTCTTCGATCGGAGTCTGGGCTCCGGTGTTCGGATTGACCTGGTATTTCTTCAATGCCAGGCGACCACCTTCCATGACTCCCGATAGCAATCCTCCAGCACCGATTCCAACCAGGATGTCGATTGCTGCCATCTTGGCATCGTATCGCTCCTGGTGAGACAAGCGTTCAGCTGCAAGAAGAGGCTGCAAGGTGGCTGCACCAATGCCTCCCTCGGTAGCTCCGATCCCAACACGGCCCAGGGCATTGGTAGCCATGCGCGATCGTAATGCCACCCCACCAGGAATAAATCTCATAAAAGGAACCAGGTTGATCGGATCCGGTAAAGCTCCAATCAAGGCTGATCCAAAATAAGCTGTTGCTCCGAGAGCTCCTGTTCTTTCGTAAACGAGCTCCGATTCCCTTCGAGTGTCATAACTATTGGCAAGGACTTCGGCAAAATCGGTCGTCATGTCCTCATCATACTCAAGACCAGGGCGGTAATATTTTGAGGATCGCCAGGTATCTTCTGTCATGTGATCCCCGGATCCACGAGCAGCCGAGTTCCGCATCAAGCTTCCGACCAGGGCCAGCGAGTTTGTTTCGAAGGAAGTCTTCGCGCCGTGATAAAGGACTGTTCCGATCGAAGGTGACCAGTTCTCAGCCCAGCGGTTGAAAACGCCTGGATCCATCCTTCGAGGTTTGCGAAAAAACATTAGTTATCTCCTCGCAGCTGCATTTGTTCCTGGTACGACTTCAACCTTGGACGATCTTTCGGGATTCTTCCTGCTTTGTAACCCAGCGATCTAACATCAAAAATAAGATTCATCAGCTGATCCCAATTCAGCTGAATCTCATTTCCTTCTTTGTCAGGAACGGGATAGGATCCGGCTTCGCTGAAAAAGTGGAGAGTCAGGCCTTGCCCGTCATCCGAATTTCGAAAATGGAAGTTTTCCGCAGCTGTTGCAGCATAGGTGTTTTTGCCAACCAGGGCCGGGACTTCGTCTTTGACAAACCTTTGAAGGCTTTTTGTGAAATCGTCCTTCGTGATTGGTTCAAACTTGGTTTGCTCTTCCATGAGGCCTCCCATGTCAGCAGGGCGATCCGGGATAAACTGCTTTGGGATCCAGATCGAGCTTCCCTCGATGTCGTCCTCGTAAGGATCTCCGGAGTGAACATGATATTTGCTCGAAAGCAGCTGCTGCACGGATGCGGTAACCGCCTTGTCAGAATCATCATCTTGCATTCCGGTGACGGCGTAGGATCGGACCAGCTGATACCAATCAGCCATGCGATTAGGCTCATCGGAAAATGCTGCTAGAAAATGACTGAGTTCTTCATTTTCAAAAAGCTCGACATCAAAAGTTTCAAGATCGGTTTCTAAGGTTCCGAGTTTTGTATTGATGTCCGACATATTTAGCTGCCTTGCGGTTTGCAGCCTTCTCAGAATTGCGCCATTGTCCTTGTGTTCGAGGTAAAGCTGATCGGAATAGTTGATGGAAGTGTTTTCTGCGACATCGTCAAACATTTGAGAAAACATTGTTGGATCAGAAACAGTCTGTTGCATCTCGTTCAGCATTCCGGCACGACCCAGTGAATCAGCATCATTCCACTCAGCATCGATGCCTTCGAGCTCGGCATTGGTGAAGAGCTTCGGCCTTGAACCAGGTGCAAAGGCTTCCTGTTGTTCCATGATGTATTCGGCGCGTTCTCTGGAAAACTTATTCACCTGGGCCCCGCGTTCCTTCATCATTTCCTTCCATCGTTCGGCAGGATAAAACGCAGGGTCCGATTGTCGTTTTGTCAAGATTTGATTAACTACTTGAGCAAAGCTGTTATAGACTTCTTGCATAAAACCCACATCGTAACGAACGTCACCCTCTACAAAATCAGCATCGAATGTCCCAGGTTTGAAATCGGCAAGGAGTGCTTGCAGCTGCTCGGCGGTTTTATATTCGAGTCGCTCGGACCCATACTTTTCATTACCGCCAAAAACCGCTTTTGAGATTTCTTTGGCGTACTGCATTTTATTCTGCATGACCTCATATTCCCATTGCTCGTAAAGGCCTCCTTGCTCGGGATCTCCAACCAGAGGCTTGACAATCCGCTCCATGAAGGTCGGATCCGAGCCGTCAAGCATTTCGGAGCTTTCGTCATACTGATAATCTCCGGCGAGCACTCGCTTGATCTCATTATTAAACCGGTTTCTGATGTCAGCCTTGCTTCCTATCCTTCCTTGCTGGATCGAATTCCCGGCCTGGATCTTTAACCGCTCACGTTCATCGGGCTGCAAGTTTGGAAAAAGCGCATCAAGATCACCTTGCTTCACCGGAGCTAAAGCTTCCTCAGCTGCTATCGGATCGCGATCGATCAATCCCAAGGCATCGGCCCGATCGATTCTTTCAGCATATTTTCCTAGAATTTGGATTGCTTCATCTCTGGAATACAATCCATCGACATCGCCGACATGCTCTTCAAGGAGATTTGCAATGTGAACCATCCTCCAATCCGACTCTTGGCGATTGGTCAGAAGGTTTTTAGCATCTCGGAAGGTTCTGGGAGGGGCTTTGAATTGACCAAGATCTCGACCGGTCGCGACATCGTTCATGCGCCGTTCGAGTGAAACTTTTAATTTTGCATCTTCTCGTTCGGTGACCTGGTTCCGGAGGGTTTCAACTTTTGCTTCTTTGTGTTCTAAGAATTCAGAACTATTTTGAAATTTTTGTAATGCTCCTTCACTAAGACCAGCAGCTGTCCTTTGCTGAAGCTTTGCGACTTCTCCATCAATGTATTGACTCGTTTTCTCCCATGATTCATCTCGGTTAAACGCCTCTTCAAGAATCCTGTTTAAGCCAGGTTTCCCATCTTTTCCATAAATGTAATCGATCGAAGCTTGGGAAGCCTCTAGGGTGATGGCATCGGATTGTTGCCGAGATGCAACTTGATACCAATCCTGGATGACGACATTGTTCAGTTCACTATCGATTGCTTCTGCGAGCTCCTCATCGACAAAATCTTCACCATCACCGGCTCGCTCCATGATGATTTTGTCAAGTACCCCATTTAAAGCATTCTTGAACTCGCGATCGTCTTTCGGATTTTTTTGTTGATCAAGAAAAAGCTGGCTCGCTAATTCCAGATATTCGGATGCAGCAAGATCGACTTCACGGCGAACATATTTTGCTCGTTCATTTGCTTCTAATCTTTTTTGTTCGCGTGTTTCTGTTAATTTTTTCTGTGCTTCAGCAGCCCTCCAGCTGAGATCATCAGAAGTGATCAAAGTCTCAAGATTTCCAACAAGTCTTCGATTTAGTTGGGATTTTCTGTCTTTCTCCTTCCCCATCAAATGATCCAATTTATGCTGGTATTGGCCTACCACCAATTTTTTATATTCTTCCGCTTGCTTTATCGCCTCTTCGGCATCGATGTCACCATTAATAAATGCAGAATTAATTTTAGAAATTTCTCGATTTAAAGCATTTGCTGCTTCAGTTTCCCGGTTTTGTTGATCTAGTGCTGCGATCCGCTCTTCCTCCTGCTCATTTTCCAGGACTTTTTGAGCAGCACGGCGAGCATTCTGAACTCTGAGAGAACCATTCTCTTCAACAAACTTTCGGTTCAATCCACGAATCGTTTCTTCCATAAACTCGGACCGCTTGACGATATTCACATCTTTGCCATCAACCATTTTAGAGGGATAAGTTTTCCAAGCATGAACGCTAGCGATCCTAGTTATGTCCTCCTGGATGTTTGTCCGGTCGTATGTATCCGTAGAAAGATTCTCAATGTCGTATACCCGGGCATCAATGAAGCTTTGAACCAGTTCTAATTCTGCATCAAGATATGCCTGGTTTTCTTCTTCGTTTTCCCGTCGAAGCCTTATTTGTAAAGCAGTGTGATTCCAGCGATTTTCACTCGTTATTAACTCTCTTCTAAGGTTTTCAACAATTCGGCCTTTTTCGAGTGTTCTTGCCTCATCATCCGGGTAATCTTTCCCGGTATATCCATTTCCGACAGTTACAATCTGATCTGCGATTTGTTGAAGACCCCGCTCGATCTTTGCAATCCTGTTATCATCTAAAACCTCGTTTTCTTCGATAGTCAGATCAAGTTCCGTTCGAAAAAGATCACGAACATATTTATTGGTCGCTTTGTTCTCATGGTAGGAACGCTGTCTTTTATACTTAAACTCATCTTGATCCATTGCTTGTCGCCACATTGCCCGATTGGATTGCAATCCCATCGACTTAATGTTTCGTGTCAACCTGGCGATAAATGGTTCGCTGAATCCGCGCTTTCTGGCATCATTGATAAATCCGCTTAAAACGCTTTTGGATCCTTCTTTGCTATCAAGAAATAATTTTTTGGAAGCAGCTTCGTATTTTTCAGGCTCATAAATATAATTCTTCTCCAGCTGAAAAAGCTTTTCTGCCATAAATCCAAGCTTTTCATCCTCAAACTGGTCTTCTTCAATCTTCCTTTTCCGTTCCTTCTCGTTCTTATCGATCATCACCGCTTTCGCGATCGTTTGACCGAGATCCATCATGGATTCGGCAACATCCATCTGAGCATCATAAAACTGTGTGCCGGAATCAATGACACCTTGAAGGCTCGGAGGAGGAGTGATCCCGGAGGTCTTGAAAGCTCCGACCTCGGCTCCAGGAAGAACCTGAGTTTGCTGAAAAGGAAGTTTTGCCATGTTATGACCAGATAGGTTTGTCTAACATCGATTGAGTCTGGATGATGCTTGAAGAACCGGAAAGCAAGGAACCCATCATCTGATAAGGTCTGGAAGCAGATAAAAAGTTTGCTTGCTGGTTCCAGTTCGAAGCCGATGCCATATAGTTTCTGCGGTTGATGCCAGCGGATTTCATCATGTAATAAGCCTGGGTATCTGCACTGTAACGGGTCTCGGCTGCCATGCGCTTTGTTTCCGCTGCTTGCAGTCTCATCCCAAGAGCATCCGCACGGCCTTGAGTAAGGATTGCGTTTCGGGCCGATCCTTGATTGATCACAACTCCCGATGCTCCTATTTTTGAGGTCATGTCTCCGATCCTTCGCTTGGAAGCATCCTCCATATACATGAGCTTGTATTTCCCCTGGATCTCAAGCTGCCTTGCGGTTCGTTCTCCCTGGCCTCGGACTCCAGCTGCTTGCTCGCTGGTCAGTCCATACATCTCGTTCGCAAATGCCTTTTGAGCAGCTGCTTGACGGCGAAGCTGATATTCAGAAAACCGGGATTGTTTCTGCTGCTGGTTCATGCCCCACAAGGTTGAACCAACTTGCAGAGCAAATATTGACCAAGATACTGGATCTGCCATAGTTACTCGTTAGTTTCGTAGTCGATTGCGATCATCAGAATATTCGACGGATACGGGTCGTTCTGACGAAGATAGATTTTTCCCTCGGTGTCATAAATCCCAGGCATGGCAAGCTCGCGATCTCCGGTGAAGAAAGAAAGAGCTGCTCCGATCGCATCACCAGCGGATCGAAAGACTTCTTCGGTGAGATCCGAGGAATCCATGCCGTACTGGATCGACATGGAATCCAGGAGCTTGACGACAATCCGGTGGATCCTTTTCTTGTTTCCGATCGAGGTTGCCGTTTGAACATCTCCGATCGCGAGCGGTAAGGTCTGAATGTCGGAATTATAAACCAAACCAATCCTCGCTGAAGTTACGGCAAGGCTTG